ATTGATGATGATTTAGAAGCAAAAAACGAACCTAAAGCAATTAAAGCAACACCCGCACCAATAGCAGCATAAGGATTTAATGTTTTTAAAGCTGCCTTTATTCCTAATAAACCAACACCAACCGAAATTGCCATTTTACCAATTTCAATTAAAATACCTCCTAAAGAACTTAAAAGAGTTTTACCAACTGCACTTAATACATTATCAGCTGTTGCAAGTGCTTGACCTATTGCGTTTCCTAATCCTGCAAAAGTATCAGCAATAGAAGTAGTTATTATTTGAGTTGCTGAATCATTAAAGTTAGCTAAAGCTTCAGCCATTAAAATAGCATTTTCATTAATAAGCCCTGGTATTTGAACTAAAGACGATTTTATTACTCCGGGCAACTCTTTAATCTTATTTCCAAACTGATCAACTTGACCATTGAAAACTGCTATTCCATTAACATCAAATAAAGGAGCGGGGATTATATTGTTTTCTATTCCTGTTACTTGTGGTGTGTTAAATATTGCTTTAGCAGGTTTAGCTAATTCTTCTTTTAATTTTAATTGTGCGCCAACATTTTTATTTATTTCTTCAGTAAACTTTGCTTGTTTATTAGCGTTTGCTTCTAATTCTTTTTGGTTTTTAATAAGTTCACTATTTACTAATTCTAAAGCTACACTTAAACCACCCGCAGCTTGACCTGCTCCCGAAGTAGCAAATTTTTGAGCTTCTGCTAAACCTTTTTGAAGTCCAATTTGTTTTTTAACTAAATTTGCTCTATCTTCTTCTAATTTATATTGCTCTTGTGCTAATTTAACTATTTCCTCTGTTAATGCTTGTGCTTTAGCTCTTGCAATTAATGCTTGAGTAACTCCTTCAACAGCCGTTTTTACATCGCCATTTAATATTTGTTCCTTTGATAAATTGCCAAAATAACCGGGATATGTTTTCTGTAATTCGTCAACTGCTATTTTTCTATCTTTCATTGATAGATTAACATTCTGTGCTGATGCTACCAAAGCATTCATTCCCGATATTTCAGCAGCTGAATTTTTTACCGCTTCTTCGTTGGCTTTTTTTAATGCAGCACCAAACTCATCAAAATTACCTGTTATCTTATCGATAACATCGCCAACTGTCAAACCACTTTGAGCAAGTAAAGTTAATCCAGTAGTAAGAAGTGAAACACCTAATAATATACCTCCAGTTCCGGCAATAGATGAAGCCAAAGCTTTTAACGCTCCGCCTGTGCTTCCTGTTTGTGCTTTTAAGTAAGAGAAACTTTCAGCAGTTGCAGTAATGTTGTTTCCAATACCAATAATTCCAAATGGAGCATCTTGTGCTATTCTACTGAATTGTGTTAATGTATTACCAGCATTTGCAACCTTTGGAGCTGCCGATGCAAAAGTTTGTCCGGTATCTTTTACCGCTGTTTTAAGTTGAGTAAGATTATTTTTCGCATCCTTGATTTGCGAATTGATTTCTGTTGTATCTAATCCAAGTTTTAACCTATCAAGTTTAACCTTTGACAGTTCTTTTATATCAAACTCAACTTCTTTGATTTTCTTTTCAAAGTCCGTAATGTCCGCTCCAATCTCAACTGTTAATTTACCTCCTGCCATTATGCTTTTATTTTTTCTTGATACTTTCTAAATTCATTCATAAACCTTTCTTTCATCTCATCTGTTACACCTGACCTAACTTGCTTTTCATTATTCAAAGGTAAAAACGCTTCTTTACGTTTAACCATCTTTTTTGGATCTTGATGCGGTGCAATGTAACTTGTCCACATTAACTCCCTTAACTTTTGCCAATCGTATAAATCAATCCTTTTATATGCAAAAAGTCGAATTTGAAACTCTGCCCACGTCATATCGTAAACCGCTTCCAAACTCGACATTCTTAATTCACCAATGGCAAAAGAAATTACATCCTCGCTCCAGTTTATTTTTTCGTTACTATTTTTTTTTTGCTTTTATCTTCCGGAACATCCTTTGTTAAGGATTGAGTAAACGCTTGAAAAAACGATGTAACTACTTCGCTATCCATTCCAACTTCATCAATCCACTCCGCCACATCAAAAGCATCAAAGTCAGGAAATTCATTTCTACGTTTAAATCCAAAAGCACAACTATGATACATTATTAACGGAATCCATTTAAAAGGATTTTCAGCTAACTTGGCATCAATTTCATTCATCGCTATGTTTTCAGTTTCTAATAAGTTTCCTAAAAAACCTAACCCGAAATGAAATACACGCTCTTTTTCTCCAATAGTTAAGGTTATTTGTTTCATTAAACGTTAGGATCTGTTAATACTATTGCACCATCACCATCTAAAGTAAGTGAGAAAGTTGTAACCTCATCACCACTTCCGAAAGTAGCACTTAAATCAGTAATGTAAGCATCACCATAGTATTTAACAGATGTAGCATCGTCAACGTTTGTATCAAGTTTCCAAGTTACTAACGTTTTATCTTGTTGCAATAAAAACAAAGCATCATGTGAAGCTTTTGCATCATCACCACCAGCAGTAGTAGTGTCGATATATTCTCCCTCTGCATCAATCGAATAACTAAATGTGCCTGGCGTTTTCTTAACTACACCTGGAAAGCATTTAGTTGTGCTTTCAATCATTGCTAATGTTGTGTTTAATCCATTTGAAGTAAGACAAGCAACAGGCTTATAGGCTGCTGTGTCCCAAATGTAAAGTATTCCTTTTTCGCCTCTTATTGACATAATTTCTATTTTTTATATATTATTAATTTATTTCAAAGATAATAAAATTATTTATATTAATTCTAAATAAGTATTTTTTTATTGTAAAGTTAAAATAACTCGAATAAAGTTTCTATAAACCGTTTGTGTTGCTGTGCTACTGTCTAAATTACTTGGGAACTCATATCTCCGGTTAACAACTGTATAACCATCAATATTAACGTTTTCGATTAATGATAGTATGTCATTCTCCATGTCATCGTTAATTAATCTACTACCTACATTTCCGGCACCATTATAAATTTTTACAATATCTAAAAGAGTATAAGAAATCCATTGATAATTGCATTTAGTGGCTTTGTCAATCTCTTTGTCCTGTGTTGATATAATCACATATTGATTCGGAGTATCATTACCGGTTACTTGCATATCATAGCAATCGTAATCGCCTATTATAGCATCGTATAAAGCCTTCCTAACGTATTTATTTGGATTTACCATATTTGTCTAATACTTTCTTTAATTTCTCTAAATATTCAGTTCTGCCTTGTAATAATGCCGGATATAAATAAGGTCTTGGTCTTAAATTAACTTGCTTTATTCCTTTACCCTTAAATTTAATTGCCTGGTCCTTCAGCTCGTTAGGAACATCAACTAAACCACCTGTTCCAAATTCAACAAATGGAGCATAAGGCGCAATAACTCCTCCAGCTTCAACCTTCCAATTTAATGGATTATCTTTTACCGCTTGTATAGATTGACCTAATTTACCAAAGTTGGCCGGAGCTAATTGCTTTGCATTCTTTTCAATATTACGAGCAACCAATTCAGTAACTCCTTCAATATCCTTTTCAGCTTCTTTACCGTACTTTCGTATATTAGCTAAAACACTATTTAAGCCTTTTATTTCCATTAAGTTCTTTGAGTGGCTTGTATTTCAATATCAATATTATCCAAGTCAATATTTAAGATGCTATCAATATTATATATTACATCGTTATATTTAATGAAATTATATTTTATAGTTAGATCCAAATTGACTCTATTACGAACTGTGAATATAGTTTGAACAAGATTATCATTCTGACCATTCTCGTTTAATCTCGATGAATTTTTAGTTGTTACATTTGCCCAAATTGAATAATCCAAGTCAGTAGTAACAACGTTACCACCATAACCATCAGCAACCGTTGTTGTTTTCCACACTTCTATTGATTTAGTATATTTTCTTGGTGTCATTACAAAAATCGTCTGTTAACATCAATATTAGATAATACAAAGTCAGGAACGCTGTTCATAGCGTTTTTAGTTTCCGAATTATAAAACCAAAAGTTGATAAGCTGCAAAGCACTATCGATTAATTCCGAAGGAATATCCTCAACACTTGTGTAACCAGTTGTTAAAGTAACCATATTATTAACCGTTGGAACAATAGCATATAAAGGCCTGTATTCTATTTCTAATTCGGTTTCAGTATTGTCGATTGGATAATCGTAAACTCTAACTTGTTGCACTAAAGCACAATCTTTAAAATATACTTTATCACGTGTTTTAAATATGTGATTTGTACGTTTCTCAATAAATGAAAGTGCAGAGTTTATCATGCCGGTTATTTCATCATCGGTAATGGTTTGACCATCATCAACTTTAAGATATAACTTCGCTTGTTCTAAAGAAATAACATCGGTATAATTAGTCATTATTTTTTGGTTTTAGGTTCTTTTACTTCTTTTACTTCCTTCACTTCTTGAATATAACCATGAGTAAGCATTCCTAAAGCTTCATCTTTAGTTAGCTCAATAGTTTCATCAACCTTATAGGTTTTTTTATTGGAATGAGTGTAAAATTGTTTTAATACTTTGAATGTCATAATATTGTAATAAAAAAAAGCCACCACAATCAAGTAGTGGCTTTATGTTAAAAATCTTAATGATTATGCAGTTGCAGTAAAATCACCATAAACTAATGCTAATGGTTGCTCAACAGCCAAAGCTACTTGTGCCTCAATTCTTGCAGTGATATTGTTGTTTACAAAGTTAGATCCTTCTGTTTCAGAAAACTCTAAAGATAAACCTTCAGTAGTTACTTTGTTTACTCTTGTCCAATCACCTACATAGTATTTGTTAGCAGCTAACCAAGTAGCTTTAAATACCTGAACTCCTGCAACTCTTAAAACTCCACCTTCGTAAGTAACGGCAGACTCTAAATCTTGTTTCGCAGTTTTCAAGATATCTAAATAGTCAGTTGGTCTGATAACGATACCATTTACAGTATAGTTAGCATCTTCTAATTTACCAATTTCATTGATAAGCATTTCAGATTTAGAACTACCTGTTATGATTTCAGTTGAAGCTGTAGCATCATCAGCTAATATTGTGTTAAAAGCAGTGTTTTCAGCTTTCAAATAATCTCTTCTTAATAAATCAGGAATAGCTGAAGTTATGTAAGATAAGTTATTACGCATTTTTTTAGAGTAACGAGCAAAACCAGCAATAAAGTTGGTTGATACATCAACAGCAGTAAAATCGTAATCTCTTTGGTTTTTACCTGTGTTTTCTGAATTAGCTCCGATTGATCCTTCTCCGGCACCTTCTACTGTATAAGTATAAGTCCCACCGTTAATGTTAATGTTACCTGTTAAGTCAGCAACGTTAACCATTTGAGCAGGGAATTTAACTATATCAAAGTTATAATCTCTTGGCTCTTCTCCTGTGAAGTTAGCAGTTGTCATATTTCCAACAGCTTTCAATCTCACTTTGTTGTTTTCGTGAACAGATGCAATTTTTTCAGCATTGTCTTTAATTACAGATTTGATAGCATCAACTCCTTTGTTAGCAGTTGCTTTAGCACCTTCTTGTAATTTAACATCCAATTTGTCAGCGTGATCTTGAACCGCTTTTAAGTCAGCAGTAAATTTAGCTTCCATTGCTTCAGTAGCAGCTTTTAATTCAGTAGCAAATTGTGTTTTGTTTGCTTCTGTCATTTTAACCTCTAACGCATCGATTGCGTTTTTTACTTCGGTTGCAGTCTTTGTTTCAAGACCAGTTTTGATAGCAGATAATTCCGCTTTTAATTCTAATTCGTTCATCTTATTTTAAATTTAACGAGTTTGTAAATGATTTTAACGTTTCTAATAATATCGGCTCATTATCAAAAGTGTCAGTCTCTGACGGCTCCATTGTGAGTGATTTTAATATTGTTTCAATCTGTCTTAATCTCTCGTCAGAGTAAGGCAAATTGTAAGCTTTTGTAATAAGTTCCATAAGTCCGTAATGACTTTGGATTGATTTTATATCCTGTACTGTTGATAGTTGATTAGCTCCCCAACTTGATAAAAAAGAATATTCCATCAACTTATATTCTTTAATGATGCTTTTATCTTTTTGGTCTCTTTGCATTACTCTATATCCAATACTTAACTCTGCATTCAATCCAGTATCAAACATAAGTTTCACATCGGTAAACATATCTTTACCTAATGGCTTATTCATATTGAATTTAGTAGTAGTAAGCAAACCATAACTATCTTTAGTATCAATAGCTAAAGGAACACCAATCATCATTGTTGGATTATGATCCTTCAATACCCGGATGCGTTTAAAGTTTTCGTTTACGGTTTTATCAAAAGAACCATAAGCGGAAATATCTCCATCGCTGTCTTTAAAGTTATAAACGTTAGCATAGGCAGTTATCACTCCTTTGGTTTCGTCTAACTCTTTTAAGTCGTAAGCTAATTGTTTAAACTCTATATTATCCATTTAAATTAATCTTAATAACCACAAAGATATAAATTTTATTTAGACTAAATATAAATAAGATATATTTTTTATTAAAATGTAAAGAAAGTTTGTTTTAAGTCAAAATAGAAACGCATGGCCAATGCATCTGAATAGTCAGGCGAATGTCCGATTAACTCCTTTACTTTCTCTTTTGGAAGTATTCGCAGTTTACCATCTTGGTCAATCTTATCCCTTTTAACTTGTTCAAGCTCTTTGCAAATAGTATCTTGAACATCGGCATTGTTGCAATCAATAAATAGCTTATTGGATTGGATTAATTCAGCGAGTTTATAATAGCATTGCGTTTTTAGGTTTTGATACTCGACATTATTGTTTTCCTCTTTTAACGCTTTGGAGTTGTTTACAAAGCCTTTGCAACGGACAATATCCACAACACCACCGCCAACACCATCTTCATCGGCAACCACATTAGACAAAGGAACTCGGTGTTTATTCATTAATGATTTGATTGCCTCGGCAGTTTCGGTTATACTTGATTTGTCTAAAGTAAATATCTCAATAACCCGGAAGCCACTCCAAACTAATATAACCATCTTATCGCTTCCGTAACGAGCAATATCCGCACTAATATACATATCACCAGCATCAACAAAGTCATTAGTAAATATGTTTTGGATTTTATCAAAGTCAATAAGCCTTGCAGGATCATTGTCGAACTCCCAATTACCATAATACAACCTTTGCTTACTATTCTCATCCAAAGCGAGTAAACTGTCTAAATAAGATGGAGGTAAGTTAGGATTGTCAGTTGGTAATGATTGTATAAACTTTCTCGTTTCGTTTATAGTTCCGGCAGCAGTAGGAATGTAAAACTTTGAATAGGTCCAGTTCTTTGCCGGGTTACACGTTCCTAATATCTTCGGTGTTAAGTTATATTCATTTAGTTTATATCTTATCCTGGATGTAACTATCTGCCATGCTTTAAATGATATTTGGTTGCACTCATCTATAAAGGCTCCGGTTATCTCTAACGAACCCAAACTATCGAAGTTTGGATCAGCTGGATAAGAATATAGATCCTTTAAAAGTATTTCGCTTCCATTGGTCCAGGTGATTACTCCTGTTTGACTATTATAGTTATAACAATTAGATAGCTTTAAATTGGATGTAAGTTCAAAGAAAGTATTTAAAGTCGTTTCTTTTAATGTCTTTAATTTAGACCTACCCATTAGCCAACGGGTGCCAGGATAAGCTTGGCATTGTTCGATAAGCCATAAAACACCGAGAGCGGATTTGCCACCACCCGCAGCTCCGCCATAGAGAATCTCTTTTGTTACATTATCTTTAAGATAATAAACAGCGTGTTCTTGCTTAATTAATAATCTCATTTGGTTTTATTCCACTACCTAAACTGATAATGTTTGTAGTGATTTCACCGGAGTGCTCTGTTTGTACTTTATCGCCAAACATTTTAGGATAGTATTTAGAAGCCTTCCATTTTAAAGTTTGGATTAATACGTTTGCTATACTTGCATCATACAAACCATTTTTACAGCCTTCCCAAATTTCATCTATTTGAGCATCTACGCTTTCGCCTTTGTCTTGTATTGAGTTTACATATAGGTTAAGTAATTCAGCGTTTTCTCTTTTCCATTTGCACCAAGTAGGGAACGATGGATATTTTTCATCACCATTTAAAATAGTTTTAATGTTTTGACCATCCGCAATTTTATTGCAAATTTCAATACATAAATCAAAATTATATTCGCTTGGTCTTGCCATATCATTTTTTTTAATACGTTAAACCTACCCTTAAAAAGAGTAGGTAAAGAGTAACTTTAATTTACTACTCTCGTTAATTTTTATTTATTAAGTTTTTAATCGCTATATTCTTTTTAACTTCATCGTAAAGTTCCCCATTGAACTCCAATATAAAGTCAGTTCCATTTAAGACTAAACACATTGTTTCGCTATCTATTACATAACAACCATTAACATCACTAATAACAAAGTCGAAGTTTCTGTACTCCTGATCCTGTTCTGTTTCAATTAATACTCTTGGCTGCTTCATTTAACAAAGATAATTAAAAATAATTACAAAAACGTTTGGTGGTTAATTATAAATAACTATATTTGTACTCAAGAAACAAACAAATAGAAATTATGACACTTTCAAACATCACAAAACAAATCGAAAAATTAGAAGTTAAAATTTCAGAATTAGGAAAAAAACTTCACAAAACACAATCAACACAAGTAGAATTAGAATTATATAAAACAAAAGAAATTTTATTCCATTTTGAAAAAATACAATCATTACTAAACAACTAAAAAAACAAACATTATGAAAACAATTTTAAGCAAACAGAAGTACCAAGTTTACGCAATAGGAATTATTGCAGTATATTTTTTAACCCGATTTTTATATTAATAATTATGAGTATCAGAGCAAAACAAAAATTCTATAACCAAGCTGTTATGCTTGGAATAGATTTGAAGGATTTGGATGTTGAGAAATTAGATTTTTCAACTCCTGTAAAACACAAGAGCAGTTTTAAGAAACGTGCTAAAGAAGTAAAAGAACTTTACAATTATCGTTTTCCGGTTTATGTAGAACCTCGCAGTTTTGATTTCGGATTGTTTAACATTGAATTTAAAAGAAAATGACAGATCAAGAAAAAAAAGAGTTGGACTTTGTCTTAAAGACCGGATTGAAATGCGCTATTGGAATAGCAGTATTGTTTTTTGGATTACTAATTATAACTAATCTATTATGAAGAATTTAATATTAGACAGCATCAAAGATTTTTGTAATGAGAATTATAACTGGTTTGATTACTATATCAATTCTAAAGGATTTGAAATTTACGATGGTGATTTTAATTGCATTGCTGTTGTTGATTTTGAAATTGAGGTTGAGGTGTATCGTAAGCCATGCACCGGCAATTATTTCAATCCACCTGAAACAGGTGAATGTGATTTTATACTTTACGAAATAATCGTACAGGAAGTGTATAACTCAAAAGGTAAATTATTGCCAAACTATAAAGAGATACTACAAAACGAATTTGATAACGTAAAAGGTAAAATAATATGAAAAAAGAAAAGAATTTAGGAGGAAGGCCTAAAGCATTTATTGATGATGTTTGCATCGTATTGCCGATGTCAGTTCCAAGCAAACAAAGAGATAATTTGCGTAAAAAATGGCTAAAAGATTTGGAGGAATTTAGAATTAAGAAAAAATAAATTTGTTTTTTAATTATAAATAACTATCTTTGCTAAAGCATTGGTCAGAGTGCTGAAACCGAAACATAACTAATTCCCTTCTGACCTTACGACTGACCTCGTTTGAATTAGAAGGGATTTTTTATTTAAACTTTATGAAAACACTATTTGAAAATTTAAAAGAAGAACACAAACAGCAGTTGGAAGTGATGGCGGAACTATATCCAAACTCCCACGCAAGATTGGTAAAAACATTAGAAGAAAATTATTTGTATTCATTGATGACAGTATCGGATGCATATACATTGATTATGAACACGACTAACAAAAGCTTTTCAATAATTAATTTAGCAGACCTGTTTTATGAGTAAGAATCTATACGAATTGATGCGTCAACAAGAAATTGAAACATCAAACTTCCTTCCAAACAAAAAAGAGGTGCAATTTTCAGCCAATACATTTATAACAAAAGTTATAGATGGTGGTGGAGTTGATAAGTATGAACTATTAGCCCAGGCTAAAAGAATGCAAGAGGCCCTGGATGTAATTACTGCTAAAATTTTAGATGTAGTGCCGCAAGAAAATTTTGAGGCCTATGGCCTTAAAGGAACATTTAGAAATGGTGGTGAAACCATAAACTACAAAGACGATTTTAAATGGTCTGAAATCAAAGAAAAATTATCAGAGAGGGAAATGCTCTTGAAAGTAGCTTTGAAGTCTAATTCAAGCATCTATGATAATGATGGAATTGAAGTAACACGAGTAAGCACTTCACCACGTAAAGATACTTTAGCTATCAGTTGGTAATTAAGCAAAAAAACATTATATTAGCATATCATAATTAACAGCTCGAAGGTTTCACGAGCTTCTATTGAAACCATAAACAAATATTAGAA